ATTGGCATTCCGCGAGTAAATCGAATCTTGGCGACACCCGCTACATAGTTGTAATCCTCTATCGCTTGATAAAGGTCACGGCTTAACTGTGCGCTTACGTCTTGAACCGCCAGGTCGATAACGCTCTCTACCTGCTCGTTGATGTCAACATGCACAACGCTACGAAAAACCTCCGGAGACATGACGGTGTAGTCAATCTCAGCCTGGTTCAATGCCATCTCAACAGCTTCTGCCGAAGCGTCACGGATAGACTTTTCAAAAGTCGGCAGATAGTTTTGCAGATACAGTGAGCCTCTTTTCGCCACCTCTCGGCTGTCTTTCATCGGCAGCTGCGAAGCGGAAAGATGCAATAAGCCATGAATCGACGTGCCAAACGCTTCATACTGATACGTTAAGGTATTAACATTTGAGGTTATCTGCACGTCGGCCTTAACCACGAGAAATCACCCTCGTATTTGAAAGATAACCCGTCAAAACTCGCAAAGTCCGGTTCGATACAGGAAAGATCAAAGGCTTTCCGGGGCGGAACATTGCAGATGACTCACCAATAGTCTCTGACATCAATCCTGAGCGACGTTTGTCCTCAACAGTGATCCCGCCCAACAAAAAGTCCGCTTCCACAACCTGAGCTTTCTTAAGCGTCTCTATGAAGTGACTCGGGAGCTCGTTGATCTCGTCAGTCGTCAAGCTTCCAAGTTGAATGTCGCTGTTCGCCCCGTAAAGACTGCCCACCGTAGTTATGGAATCCTCCGAAGACCAGATTGCGCTTCCGCTAAAGCGAAGCATGCCAATGTTCTCAAAAGCCTCAATCAGAGCGGTTTGACGATTTTCCTCTGACGAATAATCCCAACCTTCCGTACTCGTTACGTCAAACGCCTTCATAACTGCAGAGTTATAGGTCTGGAAAGAGTTGTCCCACTCTGACAATCTCTCGCCCTGACGAACAATGTAGCGATGAGTAAAGGTGAAATCATGACCGTCCAAAACGAAGGTAATGATCACCACTCGCATTTTTGTCCAATCATCGACCGCCAGGGTATTATGTGCGGCGTCGATGACCAGCTGGACATCAGTGTCATCTGGGTCATAGGTAATTGCGGTATCAGCCACAATCTCCACGCCATCTTCATCCTCTACGCGATAAGAGGCTGAATCGGGGTAAATGGTTTGACCATCATAATCCATCATATCCTGATGGATGTTTACCTCAGCTCCAGATTTATAGATGTCCATTTTCATCGATTAGCCCTGCTTGTTCAGGATTTCTTGAATCAGGCCCCTGATGGAATTTCCCCTGATGCCCAATGGAGTAGCAACTTCACGCAGCCCTGCAATTCCCTTTTCATCAGCAATAGCCTCAAGAGACTCTTTACTGTACTTGCCAAGCGATGCGACAGATTCCTGCTTTGCAGGCTCTTCACTTTTTGGCTGTTCTACGTGAGTCCGATCAACGTTCTTCGGAGCCGGGTTGTCTTTGTTCGCCATATAGCGATTTCCAATCAACCTATCATTGTCTGCCTCATTCACCGCCTCAACACGAACAACAGCAGCCATCGCATCCAGCTCTCGCTGAGTCAAATCATGAACAGACACGCCATCTTTGAACTCCACCATGCCAAACATGCCAGTGAATTTCTCGTAACCCTTTCCGGTCATGCGAATTTTCATTTTCTTTCCTCTTAACAAAAAGGGCGAGACGGTTGCCCGGCTCGCCCCATAGCTTAGTCAGTCGTGACTGATTCGTTTAGGTATTGGTGACACCCTGCAGACGAGCCAAAGACTGAGTGGATTTCAGCGCGGTGCCAACATACCACTTCAGACGAGTACGCCATGCGTCCTTGTTCTGAACGGTGCCAACATCCTCAACGACAAAACCAGCAGAATCGCCGCCGTAGATGCCGTGCAGGCCATCAACCTCGTTCAGACGCATTGCGTAGATAGAGGCGTGAACAGCACCACCGGAACCTTGAGTTTCATCATCCGGCAGGAAGTCATTCATGATGATCGGAGTGCCATTGTGGGTCAGCATCGGACGACCGAAGTTCTCCATCATGACGTGCGCAGGCTCCAGGCCGCCAGAGGCACGGAGCAGAGCGCGCAGAGCACGAGCGGTGCCGCGACGCATCATCAGAGCGTCAGCGCCGTTCGGCACTTTGTCCAGCAGCTCATCCAGCATGTCCAGAGTCAAAGCGGCACCGTTGGTGGCTGCATTGATGGTTTGACCAGCTTCAACCAGTGCGGCAACGCCGTCGAACTCTTTTGCATTGACGCCATTGTCGCCGATGGCCAGAGTACGGCGGAACTTGCGAGCGATACCCTTGGCCTTTTGAGCGATCTGAATCGCAAATTGGTTGTTGGTGTCGTTCATGGTACCAGCCGGGAACTTGTCAACATCCACGTCACCAGCGAGGATACGCAGGTTGGTGGTCACTTCAGCGAAGGTGCTGGCTTCTTCAGGAACGGTCTCGTTCGGGTCAATGAAGGAAGCTTCAGACACGGTAGCTTCACGATTGTAAACGTAAGCCTTACCAGTGGTTTTGGTGAAAGGCAGGACAGCGAACAGGTCTTCGCGGTCAATGATCTCTTCGATAACGCCTGCCACCAGGTCGTTATTCGAGAGTTTTTCAGCTTCAGTTTTCAGCAGAGGCATTCTCTATCTCCTAAATTATCAAAACTTGTTTAGTAAACCTGATGGCAAAGTATCACTCAGTGATGACTTATTATACGCCAATTAATTTACTTTGACAATGGCTTAATATCACCTTTGTTGACCGCAGCCTCGATACGACTCAATCCACGAGCTTGCGGCTTATCACTTTTGACGGGAGCGCCTTTGCCCTGCGACTTGGAACCAGCACCAGGCTTTGCCCTGGAGCGAATCATGTTGTCGCGATCAGGGTCAGACTCGATAATCTTTTCGAAAGCCTTGTCAAACGAAAGCGGGTTGCCATCACCACCAACCAGTTGAACTCGACCCTCTACACCACGAGGCTTGTCGTAGCCGACTACCTTCCCATCTTCAATATCGAAGTGACTGCCATAAAGTTGACGAGCTTTATTGGGCGGAACGATAAGGTCTTCAGAGATAAACTTGGAATTATCAAAAGCGTGACCAACGGTCAGCTCCTCAACAATTCCATTCTTGTCACCAAGAGCCTTCTCAAGCTCCGCAATGCGATTGTCTTTGGCTTCAAGCACTTTGTTATGCTCAGATACCATTTGCTCTCGCAACTTATCCCATTGACCCTTCTTCTCAAGCTGCTCGGTTTCCGCCTTTCGCTTGGCCTCAACCAATTCACCCAATTCATCTGCGCCAAGGCCAAGCGCTTCAAAACTCTTCAAGGCTGCCTGAATATCACTCAGCTGACCTTCAAGACCCTTAATTTTTTCCTTCTTCTTCATGACGTCTTTGAGAAGACGTGCCTTCTCTTCGTCCGTCTTGTCGGAATCCTTATCGCCGTCTGAATCTTCGCCGTCACCTTTGTCGGGAGAATCATCGCCTTGGTCGCCTTCAGCGTCGCCGGAATCGCCGTTATCAGAGTCGCTTCCGGTGTTACCATTATCACCGTCACCACTCTCAGCATCGCTTGAGCTGCCGTCAGCACCTTCCCCAGCCTTATCCCAGTAGCCGCGTTGAATCAGTCGTTGAATTGCCATTGGCATGTCAGTTACCTCTTACCAGTATCTCGGTTAGCTTTGCTCGGTTTCTTGAGCGTCTTCGGGTTTGTCCTCAGTCACCTGCCCCTGACGGGACTCTTTGACTATGGACGGTTCTTTTGAAGTCGAGAACGTTTCGAACTTTTCAGGCCATTCACTTAAAGCCTTTTTCAGTCTGTCACGTCCAGCTTCTGCCATATCAGGGAACAGCTTGTTCACAACCTGCTCCATCTGCTTACGGCGAATTTCATCGGGCGCGGTGACAAGAGACAGTCGAGTTGCAATGTCGAACTCGTCGTGCAGGTCACGCGTGTCGAAAGTATCTGAGTAGCTAACCAAATTTTCTTCGGTTTTGTTTGACTTGGACGCCCAAAGATTGACCAGCTCAACGAGACGATTTTCGGCGCGCTCAAGCTGACCAGCTTTTGAGGTCAAAAGAGCATTCATTCGCTCAAAGTCATACGCCTTCGCCACTCCGGAGCTGTTATCGATACCCATAGCGTTATCTTGCTTGGTTCGCTCGCCAGCCATCCCGACAGTGTGATAAATCTCATTGATGATTTGCTGGATGATTCCCATGATCAACTCAGCTTGCTTGGGGTCTGGAGACAGATAAAACGGCTGAGTACCGTTTTCGCCGTCATACGTGAAAATTCGCTTTGTCCCAAGATCAAGAATTGCATCATGGTCGCCAGTTCCCGGCGTCAAGCCTTGAGCGGGCATTGCCAGCTGCGAAAAGGCTTGGTCTTGGATGATCGCATCGAGGTTAGACAAATAATTCGCCACCGCTCGATCCATGTATGCGATATCCCCAATCAGAGATGGAGAGCTGTATTCACTTTCGCCAGAGGTGATGCTATCTACGGGAAATACTGGAACAACGCCAAGACCGTGACTGCCCTCCTCGATTAGAGTCACTTCGGCCTCGCCTTTATTCTCACTTTCTTCAAGTGAAAACAACATCCAGCCTTCACGAGTCCAAAGGCGGAATCTAGGCATCATTTCGCCGGAAGATGTG